GAGATATTCAGATACTGAAAAAATACATAAAAAATAAATCTGGGTACCAAAATGGGTACCAAAAACCGTGATTTCTCATGGTCATTAAAATATTTCATTATCAGCTTTCATTTCAGCAAGTACCGAGATAGTCGAGACTTTTTCTGCAAAGTCTCCTTGTTCTATTTCTTCAGCAGTATAATAATAATCAACAATCATGCATTTTTCCATGACTTCATTGTATTCACCACGAACGATATAGATATAGTCATCTGTCAAACCTTCTGCTATGTCTTCTTCTAGTTCTTCGATTAGTTCGCTATAATCGTAGCTAAAACGATAATTGCCTTCATCTATCCATTGTTGAACTTTTACGATAGTGTCAAGCGTAAGATTCTCTATCTTACGCTCACCGTTTCTGATTCGAGTGATTGCAGAACGTGATATCCCGATTTCTCTTTCTAGTAGATTAGCTGGAATGGCCTTGTTCATCAAGACCATTTCAACTTGTGACGTGTTAATCTTCATTGAGTCACCTCAAATTCTTGGTAATAAGCTTGACTATCACATCCACGGATTGCACTCTCGATTTCTTTATCTGTTAAATTTCTTAAAATTTTATCCCATTCAATTTTTTCAAGTTCCATTAAAGCCTCATCTGCTGTATCTTCGTCATTCAATCGTTCTTCTAATTCTGAAATCTCTTGAGATACATAACCAAGTTCATGGAATAATTGAGAGTCGCTATCGATATAGTCTCCAATATAACCCTTATCAACTAACTTTTCTAATAATTCAAAGTAGCTTTCAGCTTCTACTGTCTTGTTCCAGCGTCCGTCTGTACTTTTTCCTGTCCACTTAATCATTTTGCTTTACCTTGAGTTCCTTTGAACTCCCTTTCCTATATTATGGATTAGGAGGGGCACTGCCCCTCTATGCTGCCTTGGTTGTTTTTGCTTCACTTACTTTTTCAAGAAGTAAGATTGTGAGTGCCATTTCTTTGAAGTCTTTATCATTGAACCCGATAACATCTCCGTAAACTCTGATTGCTGTTAACAGTGTGTTATACAATTCATACATGGCATCTGATGATAACTTTTCACGGTCTAGGATTTCTCCAAGTTTTAATGAGCGTTCTCTGCGATTCTTAACTTGTAAGATTTCTTTTGCGAGTGCAATTTGTTCTTGTGATGTTAGTAATTTTTTCATTTTTGTTTTCTTCTTTCTTTATCTTTATGATTTAATTATACACTACTTGTTGACTTATGTCAACATTAAACACAAAGAAATTTGAACTTTTTTATTTTAGAAAGTACTTTCAGAGCAAACAAAAACCCGCTAGCGAATGCCAGCGGTTAAATGTAATTAAACTTTGAATTTCTTTCTGTTTTTATTTTTCTTCTTTTGGTTTATCAACTATAGTGATAAGCCCGTCTGGTTCGGTTGTGAAGGCTGGGTCTGTGTGAAGTTCGCCGTTCGCCTTCAAATAGTACCAGCCATCGCCTGACTTAATGAACTGTTTAGATAGCATATAACCATCTTTTTCTTCCATAAAATACCAAGTTTCTCGGTATTTTACCCATCCAGTGGCCATACGTCCATCTGACTTGAAGAAATACCATCGATGGTTGAGGAACATCCAGCCTGTGACCATTGCCCCACGTTTATCAAGGTAGAACCAATCTTTACCATCATTGAACCATCGGTTGATTAGACAGTATCCACGGTCATCAAAGTAAAACCATTCGTTATTGATTTGTTTCCAGCGGTTTGTAGGATAAGAGCCATCTGACTCCTCCCACCACCAGCCGGTGCCATTTTGTTTCCAACCAGCTTCAGAAAGACCACCTTCAATGTCTTTCTTGAATTGCTCACGACTGATACCCCATTTGGCAAGGTAAGGGTATGGATCCACATGGTCAGAGTAGTTTCGAGGTTGGTTGTACGTGCAATACTGATGTGTCTTGATTCCTGCTAGACTGTCAGAGTCCAGCGTTTTCGGAATCCCTGCTTCATCAGCAAGATTGCGCAAAAGCTCAACATAGAGCTTATAATCGCGCATGAACTCTTCCTTGGTTTCATGACTCTCAATCAATTCAACCTGTCCATAACCCTCTACGTTCCAGCCACCTCCTACATCGTAGGCCCCCATGTCTGTGTACCATGTCTGCATCACACGGCCGTTGCCGACAACATGTGAAAAAAACCCTGAATCAACAGGACGACGCATATGATAGTCTGCTTCATTTTGAGCTGTTGAGCTGGGGTTCCCCGTTGAATGAGCGTGGATCTGACGATAGGGTTGCTCTCCAACTTGGGGTAGGTCAGTTCTTAATCTACTTGTATCAATATCCATTACTATTCCCCTTTCCAAGCGTCATTCATTTGTTTGACCGCTGACTCAACGAATGTATCAAGGTCACGATCAGTCATGTTAATGTTGTACTTATTTAACTCAGCACGAATTTTGATTCTAGCTTGTTCCAGCTTCTCTTCGCCTTTGTAGCCAGTCTCAGATGATACTTGTTCAACTGCATTGACCGCATTCTTGGCCAAGATTTCGACAATCTTGACCGTCTGTTCGCCACCTTTTTTAATAAGGTATTCCTTGATTGATTTGACTGCGATTCCAGTCAAAATAACAAGGATGCTGATAGCTCCGTTTAGTAAAATTTCATTAATCTGTTGCATTTATATTTTCCTCCACAATTTCTAATGCTAGAAATTTTTCATACAATACCTTGATAGCTCCATTTCCACCAAGTTCCACGTAACTTTCATAAAGACGAGACAATTCCTCAATCTCATGCTGATTGGTACTGCCTCGTCTAATGGCTTTTTTTAGGTTTTCTTGCAATCGAAAACGCTGTAATCTTTGAAGACCTTTTCCAATAACGTTCAGATCTTTGCTATTATCTTTGCCGATAGCCTCGACATTCGAGACTGTCTTTTCAATGGCGCTAATTTTGTCAGATAAGAGACTGATTTGCTTGTCAGTCTCTTTTGTGTTCTGCGTGCTTTTGAAGGAGAAATAGCTAGGAATAATCACGATTAGAATCGGACTCAATTTATCCAGAAATGCTAGTAATTCCAATCAGACCACTTCCAATCTATTGTGCAGGAACTCGAGTGGTATCAAGATCACTTCCATTCTTTTGGCCTTCCCATTTCCAGATTGCAAGAAGACCATTTTGAGATGGTCCACCTTCAAGTTGCTTGATAGATTCGCCTTTGTAAGTGAAAGCCTGATTTGTCTGAATCAAGACATGTTTGCCTTCGCCATTCAATTCGACGTGTTCAGGATCTTCAATCACAAACATATCACCTGGTTGATAGGCCTTACCTTCTTCAGCAAATGGGAAGAGCTCGACAAGTTCCTTGTAGGTTGTGCCGTAGGCGATTTTCTCGCCCATGATAGAATCTTGAGCCATGACACGTACGACTTTATCGATTTTATTTGTAAGCATAGAAAGTCGATTCTGCTCGCTTTCATTATGCGCAATCTTCTGATTAGCCTGTTCAAGTTGCGCTTGTGTTTTGACAATGGCGCTGCCTGGATCTAGCTCGGCTTTTAGGATGTCCAGCACCGCCTGAATCAAAACGTCGTCTGATTCGCTTGTACGGTCTCCTGCGAGCTCACGCATGTTCGTGCTGTAACGAGTGCCATCCGAGAGACGAATTTCGACCACTGTCTTGATATTGTCGCCAAAACCTCGTGTATAAGGCTTGCTTGCTAGTTCATAATTGTTAATTGTCATTTGTCATTTTTCCTTTCACTTCTTCAAATTTTGCTTTGAGCTCTTCGTCAGACTCAATAATCTGCTTCATTTGCTCAAGTTCCATCGCTGTAACTGTGTAGAGAGCTTCCAAAGTTGCTGATTGAGTAGCTTCTTTGCTGAATTTGTCACCCAGCGATTTAATCGCTAGACTACTGATTTGTTCATTCATTTTCTAATTTCTCCAATCTGTGTTTTAATTTTTTGTTTTCAAGAGCAAGCTCCTGAATGGCTTTGAGAGCGATATTGGTCAATCTGAGATTATCCAGGTTCAGAGTATCTCCGTTTTTATAGACAAGCGTAGGGTCCACCTCTTGAACTTCCTGCGCAATCAAACCAATCTTTGTATGTGCTTGTTGTGGTCTATCCTCTTGCTTCTTCCAGTCGTATTCCTTGAATTGGAATTGCTGGATATAGTCAAGAGCCTTGTGCTCGCAAACAACGATATTTTCTTTCAAACGTCTGTCTGAGAAGTGCTTATTGATAACTTCCCATAAACTGTATGCAGAACCGTTATACGTGTAGTAGATATCATTACCTGACCCACCAAAATCAAGAGAGATGTTTGAATTCCAATAACCGATTTTGGCAGTATCTTTACCACCAACATTCCCTTTGCTTGTTTTAAACCATCCAATACCTTTTGCCTTAATGTAACCTTCGACGGTCAATAAAAAATCATCACTATCGCTTGCAGTATTTCCGGTCGTAAAGTCCGAGTCTTTGTAGATAAATAAACCATAAGGAACGTCTTCACCACGGCCATAGGAACCGATAAATTGAACCCCTAATCCATCTTTTGAATCGACCGTTCGAGGTACATTAATCTGTAGACCGCCATTGACAGTATCAAACGAACCGTAAGAACCTAGTTGAATTTTGGTGTGACCTGTCAATGTTCCACCATAGATGCTGGCCCCTCTAATCGTTCCACCGTAAATCCTATCACCACTTAAAATACCTGAGCGGACTTGACTTGCATCAATCGCAACACTCTGGACACGGTTAATAAAGGCTTGTTTAGCAAAGAGCGAGTCTGCGAGTAAATTATTTGCTGTAAATTTATTCGCCATCGCTTGGTCAAATACCAGCTTATCAGCAGTAATCGAATTTGCTCGCAGAATATCCGTGTTAAGAGTCGCAAACGTACCCTCACCGACAAATAAGCGTTTAAAGTAACCTTGAATAGCCGTCAATTCATCAAGCAAGGTCTTACCCTTCAATCGAATCTTCTCTGCTTCAATCAAAATTTGATTGTTAGTCGCATTGATTTGCGAAACGATTGAGCCTGCGCTGGTTAGATTCTGAACGGCCCATGAACCAGCAAGCTGATTCACTCGTGTTCTAGTCGCTTCTGCTATCTGTTGAGCCTGATTTACCTGTTCTGCCACCTGAACGGCTTTAGCTTGGGCATTCTCTGCCAATTGCTTAGCGTTCTCTGTAGCTTTGTAAGCATCGTCGAATTGGCTTGGTTTGTATGAGCTTGATCTAGATCCTCTTACTAGAATAGGCTCTTTAATCTCCACATAACCATTTTTGACGAGGTAGAAATAAAGCGGATAGCCATTGCCTGTCCCAAAATCAAAGTCTTCAGTCATCGTGAACGTGCCTTGAAATTCTTGCCAGTCACTAGAAATAGGTGTTTGAGCGTTTGCTATGATTTTCTGTAAAACGCTCTTATTTCGTGAGTGATTTTTGATAACTACACAAAATTCATGGTCTAGTTGTCGTCTGATTTTATATTTAAATCCTAGCGTGTACACTTCGCCTTTTAAAATTTTAGGGACATAAATAGGCAACGTAAACCCGCTCCAGTTGAAGCTAGATAAACCTGCTGCATTGATAGCAAATATCCCATTTTGAGGACCTAACGAAACTCCTGAACGTTGACCTGTAAGTGTGTATTTATCGAGAGTTTCGGAAGCAACAATTAGATTGTTATCGCTAACGAAGAAATTTCCAACTTCCGTCTGAAAAATGCTACTAGACATAACAAGTCTTGAAACCTTGTCTGGTAAGCCTTGCTCAGTCGTCCCTAAAATCCGCTCATAGAGTTGACTAGTCTCTCTGACCCGTTGGAAGTCTGTGACTTCCACTTTTCGTGCTAGTTGATTGGTCACATTCGCAAATTGACTATCAGCATTTGCTTTGTTTGCAGAAATCTGATCAGATATTCTACCCATTTGTCGTTCAGCATTATCCTTGTAAGTAGTTATCTGACTCGAAATATCCGTGAACTTACCATCTACAGATTGACGATAGCTTGCGATTTGACTAGTTATTTCTTTGTTCGCGCTAGTTTTAACAGCTTCAATCTTCTGATTGATACCCTTCACATCTTCTTGATAAGTCGTTTTGCCTACATAGTCCCTTGTTACCAGCTCCCGTACAGCCGTCGCTTGTCTAGCGCTCTCCTCACGAGCATATCGCTGCAAGCTCTCTTGTCGCTGGCCGTCTTGATTGACGTAACGCTCAACTGCCGTCATCTTAGCAGATAATCCATCAGCTGTTTTCTCGAATTCTGTTTTTGATAATTTGATTTCACTTTTGGCTCCAGAAATCAAATTGTTCGTATCCGTTTGAAGCTTAGCAAATGTCTCAGTCAGGCCAGCCACATCTTGTTTGACCTCTGATTTCGTTGCAAAGCCGTTCATCTGGCCAGTCATACGACTCAACATTTCGTCTGTTGTCCTACGATATTCGCTGTTAGTTTTTACTTCTTTCTTAACCTCTCGGTCGATTTCTCCTAAAGTATTGAATGTTATATCTCTCATACTTTCAGAATCTCTTTTCAAGGCATCTAATCGTCTACTAGCCATCCTACCGATTTTAAGCGCTTCTTCTGCAAGCGATGTGTTCGCGCCAGATTTTTCTAAAGCTTCTTCAGCTTTGCGGTTAGCTTCTTGTAGAGGGCCATTGTTAAAACTATTGAACCTTTGGTCGATAGTATCAGATAGTTGACGCTTGACTTCTTCAGCCTTGGCTTTTGCCAGTTCGACTTGATTACTAAAATCTTTTTTGATTTTTTCGACCTTCTGGTCAAATCCTTTATCTGCTTCCTCGATTTGGTTTTGGATTTGAGCTTCAAATTCGTTGAATTGTTCAATCTTCTTCGTGAGCGTTCCTGCATACGAATATTGCGCATCATTACCAGCTTTACTGTCGGCACTAATACGACCACGAAGTCCACCTTTAAAGTTGAAAGATTGGCTCAAAACTGGAGATTTGAACGTTTCTCCCTTATTCGTTTTGATTGTCACCCATTGACCAACCTCAAGAAGAAGATGCCCTTGAAAATTCAGATTGAATGGATAGTATCGAATATCCTTGATTTTGTGATAAAGGTTATCCAAAATCACTTGAGACATGAACAAATTATCCAATTCCAATGAGCGACCAGTGCGCATTCCGACCGTAAGTGTCTCTTTATCTTTCTTGCAGGTTATCCCTGCAATCTGATACTCGATTTCACTCTTGGTCAATCCGTGCATGAAGTAGCTATCTGCTGTAATCACGATGCCTGAGTCAGTTAACTCTTTGATTTCAAGTTTTCCTTCTCGATTGAAAAAGCAAGACATCCCGAGCATTTGAGATGCTAGACTCAAGACGTCTCTGAATGTCATTTTTTTCTCGCTAGGAATTTTCTCGACTTGGTAATTCATGGATGAAATATCCATGTTTTCGTTGGCAAGTTTTACACCTGCTTTTAGACAAATCTCTTTGATGACATGCCTGATTTCCGCTGGATAGGTCAAATCTGTGACATACTCACGATTGAGTTTGAACATCCCATCCATCAAATCAAGCGTAGTCGTGTTTCGGTTGCGGTCGATTTCAATATCATTGATGAAGTATTCACCCATTTTTACCCATTCATAGATTCCGTCGACCAAAAGACCGATTTCAGGGTAAATCTTATCTAGCTTATTGAATGTCGTGATAATACTTGTGAATGTAATCTTACCGCTACCAGCACACGTTCCACCAGGCTTGTAAGTATCACCTTTGATATAGCCGTAATCAAAACTAGCCTCTTTGATGTCTCTGGATTGATACTGTCCCACTCTGATAGCAAGAGTACGGTTCTTAGCGAACATCGCTTCATTGAATTTCTTTCGTCTGAATATATCCATGTTCTAACCTACCTTTCTATCAGATTGAATTTAGCACCAGACCAAGGCTTGAACTTTTCAGTAAATGAATAGCTTGGTGCTGTCCTATCACCGACATAGAAAGTCCTTGTTGTTTGACCAAATACTGGATCAGGATATGAAACTTCAAAAAAGACTACTGATACGGCATTTAAAAGCTGACTCATTTCTTCCTGAGTCAGCATACCCCATTCACAATCTAATTTCCGTTTGGTCGTGATACGGTCACGAACCATGTCACCATTGGCATTGCGACCTGTTTCTCCGTCGATATCCTGAATACCGACCTGAAAAGATTTGGGAGGCTTGACAGCCACCCCATTGATAATTAAGCGTGCCATTTTACCCCCCCTTTTAAATGTTAATCAAGACTTGTCCTGCACGTTCTTGTTCTCGATTGATTTCTTGGATGGCTACACGTCCGAATTCGTGTCCACCAATCATGATGACGATGTCACCGCTACCGCTGAAGCCTCCTGACTGTGGTAAACCACCACCTAGAGCATTTACAACGGCTCCTCCTACGATACGGCCCATAGTCTGCAAGAAACCAGTATTCTCAAGTGGCATAACTACCTCTTTACCAGCCTCACCAATCATGGCCACAGTCGGACTGTCAACGATACCACCACGAGCTAATCGTGGTAGACTTACATATCCGATACCACCGAGAGATACGCCTGGAATCTTGTTAATCATGCCAATAACGCCGTTGATCATACCGATGAAGCCATTGACTACATTTTCAATCGTTCCTAGAACGGCATTAACTGCGTTTCTGAAAGCACCACCTACTGCATCACCGACCATTTGGCCAGCATTCACGAAGATACTTTTAACCGTATCCCAAACTCCACTGAAGAAGCTACCAATAGAACTAAACGCATTTGTGACTGCATTGTAGGCTCTTGAGAAGATATCTTCAAACCATGAAGCTACGTTAGATAGGGCGTTCTTAACATCCGCCCATCTTTCAGTAAACCAATTACCAAGACCGCTAAATACATTCGTCAAGCCAGTCCATGCTTTTTGGAACATATCTGTGAACCATGCTCCTATATTTGACAGAGCGTTAGTAACATCTGCCCAACGTTGTCCGAACCAAGCACCCAGCGGTGCGAAGATAGCCACAATGCCATCCCATATTCCTTGGAAGATTGCAACAATTGTATCCCAGATGACTTTCAAAACCGCTACTGTTAAATCTAACAACGCAGTAAGGAGTGCTGATAGGATGTTCATGAGGGCATCACCCGTCTCGGTGAAGCCGTCAAAAATCTTGTTCATATCACTGGTAAGGATACCTGTGATAATATCAAACACGCCTTTGAGGAAATCGGCTATACCTCCGAATATATCAGCAACCGTATTGAATAGTACGCGGAAGACTTCTCCGATATATTCAAGAGTTGGAGCTAGAACTCTCGTCAATTGCTCAACAAAAAAGCTAATGACAGGCGATACATACTGAACAACGACTTGATATAATTCATAGAAGCTAGCCATCATATCTAACACCTTTTGAATAAATGGCGAAATGTGCTTACCGATTGTATCGGAGAAACCTTGACCGATTTTCTTGATAATAGGTTGGATGTGTTCGTTCCAGCCTTTCACAAAAGAGCCAATAATATTTGATATGCTTTTAGAAATCAATTCAATCGTTGGGCGATAGTAATTATCATACACACGACTGATTGAATCAGACATATCATTGATTGCTTGTTCAGCACTTTCAAAGATTGGAGCGATGTCAGACAAAGTATTTGAGAAAATTTCAGCAATGCCAGGCATGTTATCCGTAACAATTCGCTCAATTCCTTGCATAAGGTCGCCACCGAACTTGTAGCTAATCTCTACAATACTTGAACGAATCGCTAAAATAGACGACACAATCGAACTTCCAATGCGAATGGCGCCAGTCGATGTAATGACATCATAGAAGCCGTCTGCGAACGCTTGAGCGATATTTCCAGCCGATACAAACATATTGCCTGTGTTCTCAAACTCTGCCACAAGCGAGCGAATAATACGCTCTTTTTGACGCCCTAGACCGTTTGCGATGCTTTCAGCAAGGAATACACCAATACCAACTCCAACCGTTGCCAGAGAGCCTGTAATCTGCCCTAGAGAGTATACTATCTTCTCAGTCATAACATTAAAGGCATTAACTACTCGTGGATCAGTAGCGATTTCTTCCATGGTCTTTCGGATTCGACCGATAGCACTTGTGATACGTTCTAGCCCCTCGGCTCTGAATGCAGCAGTGAAACCTTTGCTAAAGAGGTCAGATAGACCTTTCAGTTTATCTCCAAGACCATCAAAAATGCTCTTGAATTGGTTATCCATGTCAGTTAAGGCTACTTCTGGCAAAATGTCTTTGAAAGGTCCGCTTCCACCTTTACCTTTCTTACCTTTACCTTTGCCTCCGCCACCACCAGAACCGCCAGATCCTCCGTCGTCAGAATCATCTTTCTTGTTCAAAATCGTGATTTCGTCAAATCCGGCTAGACCAAGCAATTCTTTGACTGCTTTCTTGGCATTTTTGGCAGAATCTCCGAGATTATCAGCTAGCCCGCCCGAAGCGTCATCTGCATCCCCCATGGCATCTGCGAGGTCGCCTGCGCCAGATGAAGCATCTTGTAAGGCTCCGTTCATGTTACCGACTGCGCCAGCGACACCATCCTTAACAGTCGCCTTCTTGTTAAACATCAACGCGATAAACTCAGCGAGTTTAGCCGTCACATTCTTCAAAACCATAGCGAACGAGTTCAAGACTGGCATAATAGCATTGATAATCGGCAAGAATGCGTTACCTACATTCAAGGCAGCATCCTTTAATAGCGATTTAAACAAGCTAATGCGCCCATTGACTGACTGAGACAAGGTTGTGCCATATTTGGCAGTTGCCTGCTCTAGAATAACCATTAAACGAATCTGTTGTTGTGTCTGGTAATCCAACTGGTCCCAGCTTTGGCCATTTGCAAAACGTTTGAACGCTTCAGTAGATTGAATCATCGCCACATTGACGTTGATTCCCAAATCTTCAATCGCTTCGGTGTTCCCGAGCAAACCTGAACGAATACGCTCCATAACGTCCGTAATACTACGACCTGAACCTTCAGCTACTACTGCGGATGTCTGAAGCATCTTAGCAGTATAAGCACTAAGCTTGTTTGAGTCTTTGATGAATCCAGAAAATAAGTTTGAATAAACCGCCCCGTATTTTGTCGCTTCACCAACACCCATGTTCATAGCGCTCGCATTGTCGTTAACCCATTTTAAGAACGTCTGTGAGCTCTCGCCCATTTGGCGCTTGATTTGGTTGACCGATGCCGTAACTTCTAGAGCCATTTGAGTCGAATACATACCGACATCAAGCATCTTTTTGCCAAGATACGCCAATCCAGCAAATTTCGCTAATTTAGCAAATGTACCCAACATAGAACCGGACTGTGTCTTAATCTTGTTGGTTGATTCTTGGACCTTGCCAGATGCATTTTTGACTCTGTTCTCGACTTCTTTCATCTTGTTCTTGAAAGGTGCGATTTCAGCATCAATCATTACCTTGAGCTCGTCAAGAGTAACTCCCATCTATTCTCCTTTCATCTTCATTTTTCGATTATGACTCTCAGCGAATGCTCGCATACGTTCCTTATGCATTTTCGTTTCTTGTTCTTGCCTTGCCTTTTCTACTTGGGCTCTTTCTTCCTGGAATAATTCCGGAGCATAGTCCCAAACATCAAGCGGTTTGGCTTCTTTCGAAAGCAACAAGGATACGTTGTTCGCTATCATTTGCGAAAGTCTGTAAGATTCAACTATTTTTTCTTTTTGTTTTTGAATCGTGACACGATTGTGACTTTCAATCATGTCTCTAATTTCTAATATGGTTAAATCCCAAAAATCGAGAGGCTTCCCCCCAATGTCCAAAAACATCGGATAAAGCCTCTCAACCATTTCTTTTACTGAATGAACAGTAGTCTCTTCTAATCGACTACTTCCATTTTGGCTTTGGATTTCTTGGGAGATTTCTTGTTTTTCTCCTCCCGTGGCATAAAACCCGATACTTGAAGCATCGGCAAGATAACGTCTGCCATGAATGCTGCCTGGTCGCCACCATTATCCACGTAAGAATCATATAGATCAGATACATCTTCGAATGAGATTCCATGCTCAAACTTTTGAAGTGCTCCATGGGTCAATAACAACATGACTTTAAGAGGGGGTAAAGCAAAGGCTTCGCCCTCAGATGGCATGAAGACCTTGAGCAAATTCGCTCCAATTTTTTCTTCGACTTTCGTCGCTTGCAAGGATGTGAGACGGAGTTTCAATTCCTTATCCTTACTGACTTGCCAAACTGCGTATGGTAGAGTAGTCATCTATTAACCTCCTAGGCCGTCTGTAAATTCAAGTTCAGATTGCAATGCGATCTTAAGAGTAAACTCAATAACAGAGTTCACACCACCACCGCCAAGTTTGACAGATACCTGTCCTTCAAATTTAACCTTGGTGCCGTCTGGGTATGCTTGCTCAAAGAAAAGTTTAGTCTTGTTGTCCGCTGCAGTACGCAAGACACGGTAAGGAGCATTTGCGCCATCGTTCTTGTAAGCGAATTTGTACTCAAGTTCTCCAGCGTCACCAATACCAAATTCATATTTTTTAACCTTATCTTCAAGGGTTGTATTTTCAACCTTTTCAGGCTCAATACCGAATTCAGGTACTTCTTTAAGTCCTGCAAGTTTGGTATAAGTTCCTTTAGCTGTTCCGTATGACAGTGTAATTCCGTTTGCTAACATGTATTAATTCTCCATTCTGTATTGATAAACCAGTTCTGAATCTAGGTCGACAATTCCTTCAAATCGCATCAACTTATGACGCAAGTGTGATGGATCCGGCACATCCTGACAGTCGGTTCTTCGCAATCCTAAAGATGCAAAGATTTCATTGATTTTGACTGCTAAATCGCTTGTGCTGTCTTTGTCAAAGATATCCACTTTATAGCGGATATTCGACTTGCGCTCTTTATCGTCATACCATTCACCTGGTTTATTTTGTTCTTCCAAAAAAATAACGACTGGGAAATTCTCCCAATCGTCCGGATAAGTATCGGTCACATTATCTGCGACCTTCTGCAATTCTTTGTAAATTACGGGTTTAATATTAATCATTATATCTGCTCCTTCAGCTTCCTACTTATGTATTTAGAAATACTTCTTGATACACGGTCGTGGTTATCTTTCAAAGCAGGATACAAGTAAGGTTGCGCAGGTTGACCATACATCTTATAAAATTCACCTCTTTTGGCAAAGTGGTAAGGCCCTACGTCGATTTGATCCTCATGCACGTACCACGGACTAGACCGATAAGACACGCTCACTTCTGGAGATATACCAGAATGATTCTCTTGTCCATTCGGACCCGTTCCAAGTTCGACATAGGCGCCATGGTCTGAGTTCGTGAAGACTTCACTCGATATCTTGTTACCGTTTATTTTCAAACGTACTCCAATGCTATTTCTCAACTCACCCTCATTTGCGGGCGCTCTAAGTTTAGCATCTGCTTGTACGACTGTTTTGGCAGCATGCAAGACCGCTTGTCCTACTATCTCGTTACTCTTCGCACCGTATAGCTTCCGACACTTAGCGATTAAGCTATCTGCCCCGATTAAACCTGACACGTTCTAACTCCAAAACTTGATGATGACTATATACCTTCTTTGAGATAACCCGATGCGTGACTTCTGCCTTGCTATCGATACAGACACCGTCTTTCACGTTGATATCTGTATCTTTGCTCGCATTCGCATTTAGGATATCGTTGACACGTTCACCGTAAATCTCAGATTGTAGCTTGCTAGTCGCTGGCCACAACTCAAGTCTTACTTCCTCAACCTCGTCCGCATATCCCTCTTTAGCAACTCCCTCATTCGTTACGGTCTTCTTGAACCGCTTGAGGTTGTAAGGCTTTAGTCTATTCTTTTTCAAAAACATGGCCTGCCACCCTCGCTAAGCGATGCATCCGAATACGCTGTAGAATGCCCGTAGACAATCCGTTTTCTCCGTAGGTGACAGATATACCACCTTCGCTTCTTGACTGCTCTCCCTCGCTTCCTGAACGATTGTAGAGCTCAATTACAAGTTCAGGGATAAGTCTTTCAAGTGCAGGCGTGAGATTGTCCCGATTAGTTTCTGATAAAATGATATTTTCTGCCCGTAAAATCAAAGACGAGAGGACTGCTTCGTCACTCTCGCCTGTCAATATTTTAAGTTTTCCAAGTTCCATAAGACCTCCTAATCTAAAGGAGTCGTCTCGTCTCCTTGTGCTTCGGTTTCTTCTTCGTCAATGACTTCAACCACATCTGCGATATCGACCGAGAACCCTTCTTCAAGATTGTGAGACAGTTCGTCAAAGCGTTCTTCTGTCATCTCAAAGACTTCATTCTCTTGGCGAACCACTTGTGCTTGCCAATCATTAAACGCTTGTTTGACTCTGACTTTCATGTGTCAGACCTTATTTCTTGATTTCTGCAAGCACGACTTTAGAATCGTCTGAAACGGCCACTGTGTAGAATTCGTCGATTGAGATTTCAGTAGAGCGTTTCAATGATTTACGGTCTACTTCAACGTTTGGATCGCGTTTGAGATAGACTGTCAATGCTGCAGTATCTTTTTCAGTTTCGTCATCATGAGTAAGTTTGATGATTGGGCAAGTGTAGAATGCGCTAGTTGTATCGAGAGTAACCTTCTTAGTAGGAACAATACGAGTGTTAGCGATTGTACCAATTTCACCAGTCATGACGACTTGGTTTGGATATTTATCCGCTGAGATGAAATTAGGATCTTTACGAAGAGTTGTAACTTGCTTCGGATTGACAAACATTACTTTTTCAGTGTTGACTTCTTCTTCAAACAAATCAATAGCATCTACGATTACATCATAGCTGATCGCTTTTGTTTTAGAGTCATACTTGCGAGTGTTTGTTTTCAAAAGAGCGTCCATTGCATCGTTATCGATTTTAGATGCGATAGAAAGTGCGAGTTGGTTTTCTGCGTTTCCTACTGGGTCACCATAACCAGAAAGTACAGCTTCGTCTGTCAATTCAACAGCTTTCATAGCTTTCTTGATTGTAGCAGTCTTAGTAGATGTACCAAGGACTACAACACCAGCTTCTACACCTTCGTTTACGTCTTCAGCATCACCAATATAAGTGTAAGATGGTACTGTGATTGTGTTTCCTGGAACGCCTTCAAGCGTACGGTCGATTGCTGCAAATGGGATCACTTGCAATTTTTTTGGTAGTTTAGCTGCAATCATATCTCCCATAACTTCAGGATTTACGAGATTTGCAATTTTAGTTTGTGTCATGTGTTAAATTCCCCTTTTTATTTAATTTAAAAATGAGTTATACAATTCAGGATTCGACTGCTTCAATGCAGCCTTCTCTGAATGACTCATTTGGAAAAATTGAGCTCTTGAAAGCCCTGTTGATTGTTGTGGCGCAGTCTTAATAGGTGCGCTACCTTTCATTCGGTCAGATACACCTTTCTGGACTGCATCCTCCCACGTTTTCTGAATGCTTGCAACTGATTCAGTCACGGCTTCAGCGTTTGACAAATCGACCACGGTTACTAATTCTACTGGTAAGCCACGTTCGCTTAGCATCGCCTTAGCTTCTGCGGTCAATTCTTTGCGAGCAATCGCCTGTTCACGATTAGCTAGTTCTTGCTCACGCTGATCTAACTTATATTGTTGTTTCTCGTCAGCGTTCATTTTTGCAAGCTTTTTAGCTTCGTTTTCCTTGGCCTCTTGCTCTGATTTCCACTTAGCGAACTTCTTGTCGATGATGGCATCAACCTCTGCATCTGTGTACTTCTTCTCGTCTTGCGGTTGGGTTTCGATAGTAGGTTCTGCAGGTACCTTTTGTTCTTCAACCGTTTCGACTGTTTGTGTTTCTTCGTTCATTACGAACCTCCTATTTTTAAAGTCGTCCCCGACTATATAATTCCATGGCTTTTTATGTCATCAATGCTCGGACAAAAGGCACCCCAGCGGACTCGAACCGCTCGCCAGAGTTTCAAGACTCGAACTTGATTAACCTGTGAGATAGAATCGAACTATCTCCCCTTTGAGTGCATATAAAAAACCGCATCAATTCTGATACGGTTAGGTAACGATATTAAGCAGCAGTCTATTCCTGCCAGTCAAGATGTTGGATCACCTACTTTCTGTTTTTGAACTCTTTGTTTAAGTTTTTGATAAACAAAAAGATAAAAGATACCAGCAATAAGAATACCAACCACCCGAAAGCGATTAATACCCATTCCCAAATAAACATGTTTTACTCCTTTCTAAGATGATTTAATTGAGCACGTTCAAAATATAGTTTTTAGCAACCTCAAGCATTCCCAATGCCTGCAAACTACTTTCCCAGCTATAGCCAAGATTTATCTCACCATTTTTATCCAAAGAAACTACTAATACCGAAGTATAGTTATGACTAGCCTCAAGATTTTCTTCCAAAATTTCTTTCACGGAAGCACCACGCTCCAGACTAGACTTTTTCTCTGAAAAATCAATCGTGTTTTCCATCGTTTCTCCTTTCTGCGCATCATTTTTGAGTCTTAGCATTCTTTTCTACCCATTCTTTGAAAGCATCAAAAGTATTCATGTTTTTAAGAGACAAATACTTTTCAACTTCTTCAACGGCTTCATCAACTTTATCGTCATGAAAACAATAACCATTACCCGATAAATCAAAAATTTTATTTTGGTTTTTCTTATCAACAATCCATAACTCCTCACCATGCCAAGCACTCTGTGAGTCGTAACACTCCTTCGATTGTATTTCAAAGT